TAAGGAAATTAAAACCTTAGAGGAACAACTGCATCACGCAGTATTAAATAAAGACGCTTTTACGCAAAACGCTATTTATAAAAGGCTAGAAATAGCAAAATCAACTTTATTAAACTTGGACTAAATGGTAGGGATAAATTTTTCACAGGAAACCGCTAGGTCGGTTATTGAACAATATGAGTTTAGGGTTGACGCATTACTTAAAAAAATAGATTTTTTAGAGGCAAAATTAGAGGTATCAAAACAAATTTTTAAAAACAGATAAAATGAACAGAGAAAAATTATTAGAACTTTACAAGAAGTACGATTTACAAAAGGAGGACGTTTACAAGCATCAGCATTACGTTATTATCACTAGGCAGGGAATTGAAAAAATACAGGCCAAAGAAAATATTACAATCAACTATGAGGTAATAAAATGCGAAACAAATTTTTCAGTATTCAAGGCAAAGGCCTATATTTCAAGTAAACCCAATACAATACTAGAAACGTTTGGCTCTGCGCTAAAAGGGGCTAACTACAAAGACGGAAATTGCAATAGTTGGTATGTTGCAGAAATGGCTGAAAAAAGAGCATTGAGCCGGGCTGTATTAAAATTGACAGGTTTCTATGAATTGGGAGTATTTGGCGAGGACGAATCAGAAGATTTTAAAAAGAAATAATTATGAGCGAATCAAATTGTTGCGGTGCGTCCGCTTGGTACGAAACTGATATTTGTTCTGAATGCTTAGAACACGCAGATTTTATTAACGTTGAATAAAATTAAATTATGAATAAAATAATAACTATTAGAGTAACAGAGGAAGATTTTGATTATATTACAAAAGAATGCAAAAAAGAAAGGCTGTGTAAATCAGCTTGGATAAGAAGAAAATTACTATTCAAAAACATTAATAACTAAATAAATAAATAAATTATGAGTACACTTATTACAGGGTCAATCAGAGTTGACAAATTACCAAAAGAGAAATTTATAATGGGTAAAGACGGAGCAGTCTATTATAACTTTACAATATCAGTACAAGATGAAACACGTTACGGAAATAACGTTGCTTTTATGGATAGCCAAACCAAAGAAGAGCGTGAGGCCAAAGCTCAAAAAACTTACCTAGGAAACGGGAAAGTAGTTTGGACTGACGGAAATGTAGCTTTAGCTGAAAAGGAAGAAGCTAAAAATAATGCTGCAGGAGATAAAGGAGCAGACGATGTACCTTTTTAGTAATTAATTAAATTCACAAAAAAGGTGTAGTTTTAAGAATCTATGCCTTTTTTTTTTATACTTTTAAAGAATGACAGAAAAACAGAACGAACACAGAATGTTAATGCAGTTTATAGAGCAGGACTGCTTCGTAGATGCAAAACAAAAAATTGAATATCCGCCGGTAGCATTATCTTACGGGGAAGTAGTATCTAAATCAAATAAAATTGAGGGCGATAGCATTTTGCCAATACCTTTAGGAACTTACGGAAATATATCCGTTGTAACAGCACCGCCGAAAACAAAGAAAACGTTTTTTATATCGTTATTGGCTTCTTGTTACCTAAGCGGCCAAAACAACTTTGGAGGTAAAATAAAAGGACACCGGGGAGAAAATGGGCAGTTGATACATATAGATACAGAACAAGGCCTATGGCATTGTCAAAAGGTATTCTCTAGGTTGCACAAAATGGATAGTAATATAAATTCAGAAAATTATCATACCTTTGGTTTAAGGACAATCGATTATAAAACAAGTGTGGAATTTATAGAATATTATCTTAAAGAAAATATTAATACACCGTCTTTACTAATTATTGACGGAATTGCCGACTTAATTAGCGACGTAAATAATTTACTAGAAAGCAAATGGATTGTCAAGAAATTAATGCAATGGTCGGCAGATTATAACTGCCATATCATAAACGTTATTCATCAAAACTTTGGGAGCAGCAAATTAGGTACAGGACATCTAGGTACAGAATTAGAAAAAAAAGCAGAATCAGTTATACAACTTGAAGCCAATACTGTGAACAAAGATTGGGTTACAGTTAAATCCGGTAGGTCAAGAGGTTACATTTTTGAAACTTTCAGCTTTACAGTTACGGAATTTGGTTTGCCGCAAATAATAGAAAATTTATACGACCCTTTAAAATAATGTCAAACAAAGAAGTAATTCTACTGCTAGCTAAAAAACATAAAACGTGGATTGACGTTGTTTGCTCTTTTGGGTGCAGTAGAAGCTTATCAGAGGACATAGTACAGGAAATGTATATCAAACTATTACCGAAAATAGAAAACGGCTTAGACATCATATATCACGATAACGATATTAATTATTATTATGTTTATAAGGTTCTAAAAACCCTATTCATTGACCTGAAGAGAAAAGGTAAAAATATTACGATGATTAATTTTGATGATATTGATTATAATAAAATTGATTTTGACGTAGATTATGACGAGGCTTACTCAAAAGTAAAAGAGGAATTAAATAAGATGTTTTGGTACGATAGAAAAGTCTTTGAAATAATAAATGACGGCGAAAGCATTGCTGATTTTTCTAGAAATTCTTTTATAGAATATTTTTCACTTTATAATACTTATAGGAAAGTAAAAGACAAGCTAAAAAAATTGATATAATGGCTACAAGATTTGAAAACAAAACAGACCTAGAACGAGAAAATAAAGCTGCAGATTTTTTATGTAAAATTTTCGGTTTTAATTATAAAAAGCTAGGTATTAATGATATTGATTTTGCAATATACGACGGAGATAGATTTGTCTTTTTTTTAGAGGTTAAAGGCAGGATAAAAACAATAAGTGAAGCCTATCCATTGCCTCTAGCTGTAAGAAAATTAACAAAATTGCAAGATACTAAGAAACAAAGCGTTATATTATGGGCGTGCAAAGACGGAATTATATTCTCTAGAACTGAAAAATTAAATGGAAATATTAGAATAGGTGGCCGGAAGCCAAGATTAGGTTCTGCAAATGATATTGAATTTATGGCTTACTTTGACAAAAGGGATAATATAAAGGAATTAAAGTACAAATTATGAAGCTAGGCGATTTTATTTTTTATATTACAAAATACACCGGTATTAAATACCTAGTTGATAAATGGCATATTTACAGAGGTACAAAATGCAACTGTCCTGAACGCAGAAAAAAGCTAAATGAAATTAAGATACAAAGATGGTAAAATTTGAAACCGAAGATAGGATTGATTGGTTGAAATTTAGGGCTGATAAAAAGCAGCATTTAGATTCAACCGAGTACGAATTAATTTGTCAACTTCACTCTAAATATTTTAATCACAGATTTTATAAGCCTTGCACCTGTAACCCGAAAACAATAGTCAAATGGATAAAAGACTTAAACAAAATTTGGGATAATGGGGATAAAAAAAATTAATAAGTGGGAGAAAGCAGTTGTTTTCCTGCTTAATCTTGACGGTTGGGACTTGGAATGGTGCGGCGACGGATTCTCTAGGTATGACGCAAAAGGTAAAACTCCAAAAGGGAAAGACTGCGTTATTGAAATGAAATTCAGGAAAACCTACTATGAACAGAAAATGCTAGAAAAAGATAAATACGATGCTTTGATGTCCTTAGATGAAGATGTTATTAAATTATATTTTGTCAATGACCCAAAAGGCAACTTCTTATTTTGGCTAAATAATCTACAAATGCCAAAACCTGTGAAAAAATATTGTCCTGATACTACAATGTGGACTAAAAAAAGGCTGCTCAAAGACGTTTATTTACTAGAAGAAAATGACGCTAGTATTATAAATATCAATATTTCTTAAAAAAAAGTTATTAAATTTTTTGTCAATAAGTATTTTTTACTTAGATTTGTATGTCTGCAATAAAGCAGGCAGGTAAAAACAGACAAAATGCAAATTACACACGTAGGTTTAGTAAAAATTTTTAATAACAGAATTACAAAAGTAAAGTATTTAGAATCAAAATTTTCAAGGGAATTAGGAGATATTTTAACTATTGACGGCGAGCGTATGACGGTTGGGATTGTTGGCGATAGTATGGCTTCTGTAGCTTTAACCTTAAATGATTTGGTAAAAAAACAAAACAAAATTGTAAGGAGAGAAAATAAAATTGCTAATGCAAAAGTAAACCAAAAAATTAATGCAACTTTTGGTAATATAATGGCAGAAGCATTAAAAAACTGTATTTAATATTAACTTAATAAAATAGATAACAAATGGTAACAGAAGCAGAAAAACAAATCAAGGAGCAAGTTGAAAAGTCAAATTTAGCAAAAGCATTTGAGTTAAAAAGCGAGTTGAATTTAGACCTAACCCTAGAGCAATCATTTGCTCTTAATACTATTATGTGCGACCTAGCTAATCAAGAATTTTCAAAGGGCTTAAACAAAGGTAGAGAAATAGCAAACAGCTATAAATAATAATAATTAAATGAGCTATAAGATTAGTTTTTATAGCTCATAAAAAAAAACAGAACAGATGTATAAATTAGCAAAGTATAAACAAAATTTAAGTATTCAAGGAAATAACGTTTGGAGTTACACTACAATAGTAGCACGTATAAAAGGAAGCGAATTACACCAATTAGGATATTGGTCGCAAACTACGCAGAAACATATTAATTATGTCGCTAGTGAATTAGGTTTAACCTTAATTAAATAAGATGGCATATTTTACAAAGGAAATGGGTGGCACGTTGTTGATTGTCACCCAAGACGGCAGGACGTATGAGGTAAGTAGAACTTACACTAGTTCAAGTTTAATTATTACACCGGACAAAGACACACCTAAACCAACTTCAGCAGAGGAAATGGATTTCAGAAAATTATATAGACTTAGTAATTGTTCGTCGATATGAAGATAAATGAAGCCCTTTGGCACGAGCTTAAAAAAGCAATAGAAAACGGAACTAAAAAAGATTCTAGCATAACTGATATTACTATTAAATTCAGAATAGCAGAAAATGCAGTTCATAGAAATTACTTACAATTTAATTTATCACAATATGGAGAATAATAAAAGTACATACATACACGAAACTCATCACTTATACTGTTCTGATGGGGAAATGCACATAGGTTACGGAAAGGACAAATGGCTAGTATATAATACAGAGCAATTACTCAAAGATTTGCCTTTTATTATTAATGAGGTTATAAAGGAAAATAAAAAGCAGCAGAGAATGTATATAAGTTTAATTAAAGAACAATTAGAGGAATTATGATATTATTGGTAGATGCAGACAGTTTAATATTTGCTAGCTGTTATAAAAAAAGAGAACACCCGGAAGATGAAAAATATTATACAGATATTGCAGACGCAAGGACAAAGTTTGACGAGCAGTATATGGCTATTGTAAACCACTTAGAGGAACTTTATAATATTGATAAGGTAATTACGTTCAGCGGCTCTAGAGGTAACTTCAGAAAGCTAATAACCGGCAAATATAAAGCAAACAGGAAGAGTAAAGAATTACCTCCACTTTTACACGAAATGCACGATTTTGTAAAAAAGCAATATGAAAGCGTCGTTGGTTACGGGGTTGAAACAGATGATATGGTCGCTAGGTATTGGAAAAATATTTCAGAAGATATAGGCCGGGACGAGGTTATGATTGTATCTATTGATAAAGATTATAAACAATTTCCTTGCTTGATGTATAATTACCATTACAAGCACCGGGAAATACTTGATATATCAGAAGAAGATGCTTTATACAATTTTTATGAGCAAATGATTGCAGGAGATACTGCAGACAATGTAAATTATTTCAAAGGAAAAGGAAAACGATTTGCAGAAAAATATTATGCAGATTGTCAAACTAAATACCAATATACTAGGAAACTTTATGAATTATTTAAAAAAGAATACAAGGGAAAAGCTAGGCAGAAATATACTGAATGCTATAATCTTTTAAAACTAAGGACAGAATGAAAGCAACTCAAATACATTACGATAACGGAAAGGACTATGATATAATAGACGTGTGTAAGGATTACTCTCTTAACTTTAACAGAGGTAACATAATTAAATATGTAGCTAGAGCAGGTAAGAAAAAGGACGAACTAGGGGACTTATTAAAGGCCAAAGATTATATTGAAAGAGAAATAAAATTTTTAAGAAATGAATAAAAACTGTTTAGAAATATCACAGAGAATTATAGAAATGACAGGGGTTGATATTTTTGATAATACTAGAAAGCGAGAATACGTTCAACTTAGGGCTTTAGCTTGTTATATGTTCAGGGAAAAAATGAATATGAGGTGGCGCAATATATCCGAATTTTTTATTTCAATGGGGAAAAGTTTAGACCACGCTACAGCAATCCACTTGGTTAATATGTACCCTATCTACGCAAAGGAAAGGCCGGAGCTAAAGGAAATTGAAAGCTGCTTTGTTTTTGAAGATAACGAAAATTATGATGAAATAGACCGGGTTAACTATCTTAGAAGTCAAGTTGAAAAATTAAACAGTAAAATCTATAAATTAAGGGGACA